TGCTTGCCTGTGCTAGCCTTGGTACGTTGTCATACAATCTCAAAATCTCTGCCTCCGGTAGGATTGTGAAAATCTTGCTGTTAGAGAACTGATATGTAACCTGCTGATTATCAGCGTATCCCTGCTTAGATTTAATCAGTTTCTCAATAACCTTTATGACGGAGTTTCCAGAGTCCTTAAATAGCAGGTCTATTCCGGTAACTAAAGGGCCTCCTGTATCGAAGGTTATCTCTGCCGTGTTATATAAATTCCGGACCCCTTCGTTTAGGTAGCTGTCGGCAGAAAAATCAAAAGCTGTAGGTGAGAATGCGGGGTCACTCCATTGTGAGGTGGCTGAATACTCATCATCAGAATACTTGTACCTGTAGGCGAAGCATATAAAGCGTTCCGTTAGATAGTTTTCTTGAGTTGCGGTATTGATTAAGCTTATCGCAGGTGAATTTGCCGGCGGCTTTTTAATGACCATTATATCATCGAATGTAAATCCGTCAAGCAGGGTCGGGGCCGTGGGGTCGGTATAGTCTTTGGTTACATTAATTTTCCTTGGAGGGTTGTAGTCGTCCGTGAAGAACAAAAGGTTCTCTACCTTATTAACGCCCGTAATTAGGTATGTAGGGTTAAAGTTTAAAGTGGTAGTGTCTATACCATCTCTCCTGTCCTTGACGCTTATGATATGGTACAGGAGGACCTGTGCGGAGGTGTTAAAGGAGATGACGGCATCTAGGGGGCCGTTAGGCAGTCCAGTAAAACCCGCGGCATCAAAGTCAAAGTTGCTATCGTGAACAAACCAGTAGATGGTTTCCTCTGCGCCATCTTCAAATGCGCCAATAGTTCTCGCCTGATTAGAGAAGGCTTGACCATTATACTTTAGAGTGGTAAGCTGAGTGTTTCCCTTAGAGTTTTCTATCACCCCTATCTCAGCCGCCTCAGTAGACCCCATACGAACATTTAGCGCATCAACGTACTCCCCGTTAGGAACAAGTCGTTCATCCACTAATTTATTCATTTTACCTGCGGTAAAGTTCCTAATTAAGTTTGCCATATTACTTCAACCACTTATCCCTACCTCTCAGATTCATTAACAATCGTCCTGGGTGTATGTTACTAATTCTAATTTTTGCGTTCCTTAAAAGAGCACTCTTGCGCTTTCTAAGTCGTGCCACAATATACTCCTGCACTCCGACTTTGGAGCCAAGTATTGCAAACTCTATGTAGGCGTAGATAAACTCTTCAAACATCTTGTTGACGGTCACCAGGCTATCGTTGCCATTCTCCATACCGTCTGATACATACTCAAGTACGCAAAGCTTTCCTGACATTCCTGAACTGAAATTAATCACGCCACCCTTGGGGTTAATCTTGAAGGTGGGATTAGCATTTGCGGTCTCTGTGTTTAAACCAAACCTACTGCCAATGCCATACTCAAAATACCACTGCCCATCCACGTTCCATCCCGTCCTTCCGTTCATAGCTGAGTTGGCGTTTAGATAGATAGAGGGCTTGGTTCCATAAATCCTATCCCAATCAAGGGTAGATAGTGCGGGCTTTAGCGCATTGCCGTCTATGTCAAATAAGATGTTAGTATCATTATCCTGCAAGTAAGCACCACTCCAGTTCGTCTGAATATTTTCACTAAGGGGTCGCAAGATGCCATCCGTGTATTCAGATATCCTCACCCAGTTGACGTAGTCAGATGGAAGTATAAACCTTAACATCTCACCGACCTCTAGTTCAAGGATTTTAATTTCTTTAAAGGCATCATAGTTAAGCTCTTGGATTGCCCGCTTAGCGTGGAATAATACCTTGAACCTTTCCTCATTGTTTACAAGGCTGTGGTTTCCTGAGTACATCAGCATAAAGTTGTTGACGATATCCTCCAGAGAGACATACTGATATGACCCCCAATTTTCACTTTCAGGAGCGACACCGCCATTTTCGTAATACTGATACTGTGTTATGTAAGCCATAATCTATTTCTCTTCTTGTTCTGATTGCTGCGAAAGGCCCTGAGCAAACTGTACCGCACCCACTTCTCTTATGCTCATACCTGCGTATTGCAAGATTTTATTGACCAAGTTTACCTCATCATCATTGGGCAGCTCAAAGTCCTGATAGTCGGCGGCAGAGCCGTCAAAAGAGGGCTCTCCGTTATTTAGGGTTAAATAAGTCCACTTAGGGACAAAGGGATACCTTATGTACTGTGAGACGACCTGCCCCTGACCTAGCACGGTGAGTGGGTAAAGGTCCGCCAGGTTAGCCTCTTGGGTGTACGCTGGGTAGGTGAGGCTCGGCTTCGTTAATACTGAGTTCTGCAGCATAGTGATTTTACTATGCGTGACCTTCTCTGCCTCCTTAATCTTCTCCGACTCATATATCCAGTAGCTACCCGTAGCAGTCCACACCGCAAGGTTAGTAGTTAGCACTGTCTCCGTAACGGCTGTTATAGTCGTATTGTATGCCACGCCGCCGATAACGAGGGACGCTATATCTCCCACAGCCACTCCGTCAGTTACAAATGTAGCCGCCGCATCCTCAACAGTATTCTCAGCTACCGATATGGAGGTGGTTGTCCCTGACGACAATTGAGATGTGTAGACCAATATCTTGTTTAAGAGATACCAATCATTATTGGTGGTAGCTAAACTTGGTAGAGTATATGAATTGCTTGTAGCAACATTCATCAGAGGTCCAGTGACTGAGAACAGGTCTATGACCTCCTCTAGTCCCTTCGTGATGTCAGCATATCCAGAGCCGGACTGCCTAGCGTTTTCTTTTAATATCTGATAGTTGTATGAGTAAAAATAATTTTCAAATAAATCTAACTGTGCTTGCTTAGCAAATAAGTTAAAGTCAGATGGTGATATGTATCCGTAATTATTCTTATTCAGTACTGACATTACCGTTTGTCTAACTGAGTTTATCATCTGCGTTTCTTTTTACAAAGATAACCAAAAAAAAAGACCCCTTCAATTTGAAGAGGTCTCATAAGTCTATAGAATTGACCTAAGTATTAATATAGGTTAATAGCTATTGCTTTGTATGGGAGGATGTCTATGTCCAAAGACACATCAGTCCAAATTGTATCCAACGAAATAACAACAGCGTCCTGAATCATATCTCTCACCGCTTCGCTTCCCGCTGGTACAGGTGTGTGCGTGATGGTAATCATATCACTAGCTGTAGCGGTATCATAATGGATATCGCAAGTACTCGCAGTTGTTTGCTCAATTAAAGAGATGCCAACTACGGAAACTAATTGTCCGTTATTAACGCTTCCTGAGTGAATGTAAACACTTTTCCCGGAAGGGATGTCTGGTTGCGCACCCGCTGACAAGGCTGTCAAATCTAACTGCGTGTCACTGGCTACGTTAAACACTGAGTAATACTCATTATCAGTAGCATTGTGGACAATGTCTCCATCAGAAACATCCGTAAGGAACGACTGCCCTGAAACGACAAGATTTGCTCCACCTGACGGCGCAGCAGAAGTTAGATTTCCTAATCCTGAAATTAAACCATATACAGGTATATTTAAGAATTTTTCCATAATTTACGCGATTGCAATTCCGGAAACAGCTTGAGGTAGAGAATCCATTGACTCAGTAACATATGTCCATTGTCTTCCTAAAACTCGAACAACACCATCTTGGATAGCGTCTCTCATCTCTTCAGAGGCAGCAGCAGAAGCCGCGTGAGTAATAGTCACTACTTTGCCGCCACCGTAAGCTACGGTTACAGTTGTTGTAGAGCCTTGCTCAATTAGCTTAATGTCATTGCAAGAAACGATTTGGTTCATTTCATTCGTAACGGGGATACTTAAAAATTTTTGCATAATAAATTTTTTGATAATTAGTAAAAAACACCACCCTAGTGATGGCGACTAGCACAAATATACTGCTTATTAAAGTAGCGTTTCAAGATGCTTAAGAACCTCTAGACCATCGTCAGACTTTAAGTATGATACCGTTAGGTCAATGCCGTCCTTCCCGTAGGGGACATTGAGCATCTTAGTCTTATTAGTTGAGGTGTTAAACCAAACTTCTTTATTGCTTTTTCTGAAAGCAAGAATCCCAGCGTCAAAGAACTGTTGAACAGTGCCCATAATTTTTAACTCAGGGTCATTGATAACATCTAAGAAGTCTTTTGGCTGGTTCTTGGCATAGACCAATACATCTCTTTTTAGTTCAGCAGTGGAGACCTTGGAAGCGTCCTTATTAAATAAGACCCTACAAACATTCTCTAACTGCTCTAATGACAGAGACTTCGCCTCTACTAGAGCGTCTGCCTCAACCATCAACTCCGCCACCTCCTGCTCTGCATCTCTGGCATTATCAACCAATTGGAATTTCATTCCGTTTAAAGGGTGGTAGTGTAGAAACTCTTGAAGGATTTGATTCTCTTTAGGAACGTGCAGAAACCCATCCTCAAAGATGACAGGCGTTAAGAGGGCATTGCCGTCTTGCTCGTCCTCAAAGGGACTCTTCTGGTTGCTTGCGTAACGAAGGGACCGGTTGATACCAGTTTCCTCATCGAAGTACATTAGGGGGAATCTCTTGCTGTTTCTTGTGGGCAGCATAAAAGATAGGGGGGCTGTCTTTTGCGTCAAGCGATACTGCTTGTCCGTAAATATTTTTTTTGTTTTTTTCATTATAATAGAGTTGAATTGAATTTAAAATTAAAAAAAAGGGGAGGGATTAACCTCCCCTT